CATGTTATGATAGTTCGAGTTCATTATTTTCAGGATTGAAAAAGCGTACTGTTTCATGGTCGCCATCCCAGTTATCACCGCTTGATGCAGATACCCGGTAGCGACCATCAGCCTGTTTTTTAATCCTGAAGTCTTTCAGTGTTTGACCAAAGAATCTCATTGTATCCCTGCTGAAAAAGTACGGGGCTGTATCTTGGGTCAGTCTTTTGATTTCGTAGATAGTCATCACTCACCACCTTCAGCAAAAGTGTTAAGATTAGTCCTTAAAAGCTGTTCCCATTTCTTTTCACCAGAATCATCCAGATGCCTTAACACCTGTATGTTAAGCTCACCATCGTTAGTGAATGCAACAAATACTGTCGCCTTGTTTACACTGCCAAATTGTTTACCAGTGGTTATATGTATTCTTCGGTTGGTTCCCTTGCGAACAAAAGTATTAGCAAGTTTACGTCCCCATGATTTTATTGTGTTTTTCATTTTAATCTCCATGTTTAAGGTTACTTAGTTTACTATTGTTTACGTTACCATGCAAGGACTCATTATCACATGATTCACATTGCAATCTATATAGACCATAGGTAGGTAGGTGTTTGTACTTCAACTGCGTACCATCGAGACCAAGTTCCCAAACACTCCTACAGCCCTTGCAATACTTCAAACGCCTTGATTCAGGTGTATGCATATTGGCTTTTTTACTATACTTCATATCACTCTCCTGAGCGCAGTCCTTTCGTCAATCTGCCAGTATGTGCCTCTATGGTAATTCCAGTAGCCGCCATCAGTATCTATGTTGATGTAACGTCTGGTGGCTATGCTCTTGTACAGGTTGATGTCACCCACTGCGCCCATGTGCATGAAATCACAGCAGTTTATTTCATTTGGTTTTCTTTCGCTGAGATTCTCCAGTGGAACCCAGTTTATTTTTGTGCTTATTTTCATTTTATTTCTCCTTGTTTAATACAAAAATTGAACCATTCCTGCGGTTTATTTTATTGTTAGGAAACTCCTTTTTCAAAATTTCCACTTGTTTTTTTGCATCATTTATATTCCCGATATAATATTCTTTTATTATAGAATATCCTTCTGGAATTTTATAATAAGTGGTGAATGTACTCATTTTATTTCTCCATGTTATTTTCAATTAGTAGCACCATGCTACAGAGCGCAGGGCAGGAATCGAACCTGACCAGTACCATACTGCGCTTATTATATATATACTAACCTGCAACAAAATCGAAGTAAAACCTCGGCTGATGGATGAACTCCAATGTGCCTTTGGTTCCGTCACTCTTGCGAGTCACCAAAACACAAGGTGATGCGAATCCCTGCACTGTAAAGTCCTTCTGTAGCTCTTTGGTATTCCAGACCTGACCATGTTGCTTTTCGAGTTCTTCCCGTTCAGTAAGTCGCTTTGGGAAATTCCGAGAGTCTACTGTTGGCGTTTTCCAGAATCCATCTGCTATGCCATCAGTGTAGTCCACAAACGTCCCGTCAGAATCCTTCCAGTATTGTTTTGCCAGTTCATACCCACAACCAGTACACTTCAGGAAATACTCGAAGTTGATGTTGTCGTGAACTTGATGCCATAGCTCCCAGTTATCGTGGGATTCATAGCCTTCATACTTGCCATACTCATCTTCCAGAGGAAACCTACACCTACAGCAACTACCTGCTTGTGCTGTCACTACTCTTGATACGGCTTTGATTAATGTTCTCATTTTTTACTCCATGTGTTGATAGTGACTTAATTGTCACAGTGGGTAGGGGGAGATTCGAACTCCCCCATCTACCATACTACCCTACCAGATATACTTCGCTGTTTTTAGATTTATGCAAGGTTGGTTTCTTGGCTACGAATTCAGTACCAAGGATGTGGTCACAGGCTTTAGCCGACCTTGACCCTGCCCAGACAATCCAATCTTCATTTTCGGCTAATTTGGACGACCATGATTTGATATAACTTGCGCTGTTCTGGATGACTGAACTTCTGTCAATCCCTGCAATAGCGCACAAGTAAGTTGAACCAAGTTCAGCAACCAACTCTTCCTTGCTGTACTCATGTGAGCCGAAGAAATTCAGACCAGTAACACCTTCTCTTGCCAGTCTTTTCTTGTGACCAGTGGAATGAACTAACTCATGGAAGAATGTTGAATAGTATTCTTCGTCAGAGATGAACTTCTCTGGTTTGACCATGTGTACTTCATCCTTCGCAGGAGTGTAATAGCATCTATCGTTCTGGTCATGGAACACATCTGGCTTGGATGGATAATTAGCGACTATCTCTTCACAAGCAGCTACAGGACTGAAATCCCTCACATCGTCGTCATCTTCAATCACGGGATAATACTTCTCTGGAAGACCTTCACATTGGTTCGCATTGAATACGTTGAATGAGAAGAGAGATGGCAATTGTTTATACGTTCCAGTACCACGGCATTTACCACAACTGCCACCAGAACAGCCACCAGATGTACCATAATAGCCAGTACAGTCTTCCGACGGGTAAAACTTCCAGTAACTCACAGGAAATGACTTCTCACCCTTCTTGACCTGACCACCTAATTTCTTAGCCTGACCGAAGGTTAACCACCAAGGTGATTCATATCCGGCACAGCCAAGTAAACTCAGGTTAGTGCCACGATAAACCTTGTTAGTTGATGCAGACCGAGGTGCATTGAACTTGCCACCACTCCAAGGCTTTTGCCAAGGGACTATTCCATCCTTCAGAAAGCCCAGAATCCGGTCATTGATTCTCTTGCAGATTTGATTGTATTTTGCTTTATTCACTTTGAACTCCATGTTTGACTATTGTTAGTAGATTGATACACAAACTCACCTATAATTCCCTGAGATGATTCCCATGACGGCTCTCCGAGTGTATGACCACTATCCTTCACTACACCCGAGAGAGATTCAATCTCGTAGTAACCTGTACTCAGGTTGATGTAGAATGTGTAAGTAAGATAACTGCCCAGTGATGAGAATGTGCAGGTGAAACTTCGGTGATTATTTTTACTCATTTTTTACTCCATGTTTGGTTAAGACGGGGAACGAGTCCCCGTTTCGAGTATTGAACTCTCGTCAGTTAACCTTCGCATCAGCCCCAAAGTATCTTTCTACGGCATCTTCTTCACCTTCGGTGATTGCAGGGTCTTCGACTATGACCGGGTCAAGCGTAACTGTAGCACTCTTAGGAAGACTACTAATGTCGTGAATGAATCTGTAATCATTTGAGCATACATGACCAACATGATATGATAGACCATCATAGGTTGAATGCCATTGAATCCAATCATACTTGCCTTCAGTCTGTATCAATCTGTTAAGACGAAGTAACAATTTGGTCGGGTAATACTTACCTGATTCTATACCATAAAATTCACCACCATTTACATCAGACACTATTGCATGACCCCTTGGAAGTGTAGAGAATAATTCCCCTGCTCTGCTCAGTAAGACACTGAGTTCTGACGAATGCAGGACATATTCTGATTGTGTTTTGTAGTTTCTCATTTCTGACTCCATGTTAAATGCGGTTAATTCCGCCCCACAATATACAAAGATTACAACTGTTTCCAATAACATATTTACATATAATGATATATTAATGGGCTTCACGACAAGGATTTTAACAATATTTGTATGGTTTGTACCAATATCTATATCATTTACATACATAGAGAGAAGAAATTCCAATCCGTATCTGATACCAAGGAGGAGAGGGGATTATAAGTGTATATCCCTATGGCTCGTCCACCATCTAAAGAATGGAGAGCGAATACAGGGTCACGGGAGGTGATTTGTATAACAATTTACCTAATATGTTATGGTGTTTCTCGTCGAGAGAAGGTTGGATACCCTATTATATGGTCACTCTCGGTCATCATGGCATGGAATCAGGGTGATTCACAGTCGGTGACACCCGTGCATAAATAAATAAATGTGTCGTCGGTGACCACCCAGTCCACGGGGCGGGGCGGCTCGTCATCTATATAGTCCCCATTGTTATATTTCAGGTAAAATAAACAGGTTGACAAAGATTACAGATAATGTGTAAGATAGAGCATGATAAAGTTCGCTATTGGTTTCGTTATGGGTTTTGTCTTCGCATTTTTAGTATGTGGAGCAGCCTTAATAGCAAAGGATGAGCGAGATTTAAAGAGAAGGCGACTCCGTAATGAGACGGGAGCCTTTTGGCATAATAAGGGGGTAGATGATTAGATGACATTAAATATTAAAGAGATAGTTGAGGTATTCGGTAATGAAACGGCATTAAAGGTAGATGGTTACGATGATTGTATAGTTGGTGTAGATGGTGATGGTCGGTTGGTATATGACAGGATGAAGATGTTGGAAAAGTTAGGGAAGGATATGAGTTTTGAGGAAGCAGAGGAGTATTTTGAGTTTAACATAGCTGGTTCTCACATGGGTGAGATGAATCCGTTATACATTAATTTACTAAGTAATGATGGCAGTTTTTGCGAGCATCTTAACACGGAGTACCAGCCAGAGGAGGTTGAGAACAATGCTTCGGAGTCATTAATTTGTTTAGACTGTGGTGAGGATTTAGACCCACCAGAGCCAGATTGGGATTTAGAGTTACGAAAAAGTATGGATAAATTGGACAGTCCCTTGGGAGCAGGTTTTGCTCATAAGGACATAAAAGAAGGTTAGTAATGGTAAAATTATTAAAGACGAGTGAGTTATGTGAATTTCTTGGTGTATCCCGTCAGTGTATATATAAGTGGCGTAATCAGGAGAATCCGATACCGACAGCTATTAATAACACGAATGGTGGCGGTAAGTTAATCAGGTATAAATTAGAAGATGTAATGGTATGGTTAAACAGTAATGGAAAAGAAGAGAGAGCCAAAGTTTTACGCCAAGAAGAGGACTAAGTCTGGTCGTTATATTACGATAGCGGAAGCAGCTACAAGGCAGGAGTTGATTGAGCGTATTAAGTCAGATAGTAACACATACAGAGAAAGAGAGAGGTACAAAGATGGCAAAGAGATACTTTGATACAGATATATGGAAGAAGAAGTGGTTTCGTAGTTTATCCCCGAAGTATAAGAGTTCATGGTGGTATTTGATTAGTCAGTGTGACCATGCTGGATTTTTTGACCCAGATATAGACATAATGAGTATATTTGTAGGTGAAGAATTGGATGAGACGGAGTTAATGGAAACATTTTCAAGCAGGATTGAATATTTGGAAAATGGTAAATGGTTTATACCGAAGTTTATACAATTTCAGTATAAAGTGTCACATCCTGATGAATTGAATTTAAGTAATAGAGTGCATAAGTCCGTCTATGAACGCATAGAAAAGTATAGTTATTTGTTTAGACCCATCGATGACCCTACCAAGGGTCATGTAAGGGTCATGCAAGGGTCATCCAAAGAAATGGAAGGGTCTAAAGACAAAGACAAAGATAAAGATAAAGTCTTTAATACTAAGATTAAACAAATAAAAAGAAAGGTGTTTAAAATTCCAAATGAAAATGAAGTCGTTAAATATTGCAAAGAAAGAAGTAATTCGGTTAATGCTAAGAGATTCATATCTTTTTATGAATCTAAGGGTTGGATGGTAGGCAAGAACAAGATGAAGGATTGGGAAGCTGCTGTTCGTTCTTGGGAGCAGGCAGAGCAGAACAACAATAGTTCCATAAAGGGTTCGAGCAGGGCATTCGTACAGGAATCGGATAAGCAGAGGGAACGTGATTTCTAAATACAAATTCAGACCACACAGGGGTAAGCAGACAGAGTTTTTAAAATCTACTTCGAACTGGATATTCTACGGTGGAGCGAGGGGTGGTGGTAAATCACTGATGCTGGCATGGAAGGCAGCGTTAGTACCGAGGGCATACCATTATGAGCGTTTAAGGCGCAGGATAGAGCCAGAACAGGTAGAAGTTTTAAAAGCAGAAGGTAAATCTGTTAAAACGGTTGTAGATGCTGTATCGATTGATTTTGCTGATTACATTGGGATTTTGATGAGAAGGACATTTCCCCAGTTGGAAAGGAACTTAAAGCCGGAATGTGATAAGTTGTATAAGCTGTACGGGGCGAACTGGCAGGAAAGAAATAAATGCTATGTGTTCCCCAGTGGGGCAAAGATTTATCTGGTTCATTGCCAAGACAGAAGGGCTTTGGATAACTACATTGGTGGTAACTATAATTTCATTGGGGTTGATGAAGCGAATCAATTTCCAGAAGATTGGATAGAAGAGCTGTCAACGTCGGCTCGTACCGACAATCAGCTACTGCAGCCGCAGATATGCTTAACATCCAATCCCGGCAATATTGGTCACATATGGTTAAAACGCAAGTTTATTGACCGCTGCCCGCCTGTTGCCATAGGGAAACCGAAATATAACGAACAGTTCGATGTTTATTATCAGAATCAAAAAACGGGTAAGCCATTTATTGACGAAGAAGGGATTAGTTATCACTTTATACCAGCGACAGTATTTGATAATCCGACTCTTCTGGATAATGACCCCAATTACGTCAGAAAATTGAAAAATTTGAATCCTGTATTGAGAGCCATGTGGCTGGAAGGACGGTGGGATGTTTTCGCTGGAACTTATTTTGATAACTGGAATCCCATGCATCATGTTATACCGAAAGCATATTTCCAATATGGTGTTCATTTCAAGAAGAATACACACACCCTTTACAGATTTTACGATTATGGCACAAAGGCTCCATTTGTCTGCTTGTTTGCTGCGGTTGACCGTGACGACAATATGATAATATTTGATGAAATAACCGAGACTGGGCTATCCGCATCCAAGCAGGTAAAAAAGGTCAATGAGTACACTTGGGAAACTTATAAATTAAAACCAAATGATTTCGATGATGATATTGCAGACCCCGCATATTGGACGAAACATTCTGAAAAAGAAGGTATGTTATACTCACCTGCAGACTTCTATGGTGACGATGGAATCTTTTTATCCAAGGGCAATAATGACCGTAAATCTGGAGCTAAAATCGTCTATGAAGGGCTGGAAACACCAGACGAAGGGGTTCCCCGTATTCGGTTTACAGAAAATTGTTTACAATGTATTGAAACATTTCCTAACTTACCATCGGCAGAAAATGACCCCGAAGACATTGATACCAAAGCGGATGACCATCACTACGATGCTCTCAGGTATGGTAGTTTGAAAGTTCTGCCAAGCCTTGCTATATATGAAAAAAGAAAAAAAGGGTGGCGTTATCGAATAGGAAAGTCTGATTCTGATGGCAGCACTAACTGGAAAACAGCATAATGGCTAAAGACGCATACAACAACGACTCACCATCTGGTTCGCAATATGCAGCAGGGGTACTATCCAAACAAGCCGACAAGGTTTTAAAGTGCTGGAAGTACAGCAGAGATTCATTCGAAGTAGCAAGAAAAGACTCTGAAAGGGCTGTCAGGTACGTTAATGGAGATTCTTACACTTCTGACGAAAGAACTAACGCTACCAAGTATAAAAAACCATTACTTAAATACAATATAATCACACCGATAATCAGCACACTCGTCGGTAATGAACAATTAAACCGCAAAACAGCAAAATTTAAACCGACAACAGTGGAATCTGTAGGAGTTACAGATATTCTGCAAGGCAGATGGAATGCAATTATCGACGAACAAGACCTTGAAGATAAACTGCAAATCGCATTTATAGATGCATTATCCACAAAGCTGGGAGGCTGGATTCAACGGAGTTGGGAAATAAATGAAGAAGGCTATCTGGATTTTAAATACGATGTACTGAATAATTTTCGTGTCTATGTAGACCCGGAGACAAGAGCAAATGATTATGATTTAACACACTGCCGCTGGCTGGTTAAGGAAGGCTGGGAGTCTTTAGACGTTATCAGTGAACAATACAGCATTGACCCGTATAACATGAAAGTTGAAAGGTCAAAAGCGTGGTATCAGTCACTATCTGAAACAGTCCGCAGAATGACAGATAAGACCTATTCTTCGAATCTTGAGAATTATGACAAAATAAATGACCGCTACAGAGTCCTTGAGATGCAGGAGCGTGTCGTGATTAAAATGGTAAATGTTTTCGATGGTAACGATTACATGGTAATACCACGAAAAGAGTTTAAAAAACTTGAAAAGGATAACCCAAGTTTAATGGTTGTCAGGGAATTTAATAAAGACCAGATTCATACAACGACCATTATCCCTTATTTCAAAAATTTAATTGTCAAAGACGAAGATATGGAACAGCCAACGTCTAATTTTGATTGTTTTCCCGTCTGGAGTTATAGTTACAACGTCCAGATAAATGAACAAACATCACTGGTTGACCACCTTCTTGATATTCAAGACGATGTTAATAAAGCGAAATCTCAAGTCAGGGACTATGTAACGCAGATACTTTCTGGTGGTATGTTTATTGATAAGCGTGAAAAAGAAACAATTAAGGCTTTGAAGGAGAAAGGCAATCAACCAAACATGGTTTATGAGTTGAACAACCCTTCCATTGTACCTCAAAGACTTTCTCCTTCATCTTTGCCGCCAGACATTATGCTGAATGCGGAAAACAGTGTGGCATTCGCACAAAGGGTATCACTGGTATCTGAAGCCATGAAAGGAGAAACAGCCCGTAGTGGAGAGTCTGGAGTTCTGTTCGAACAGAAAGTTCAGAGAGCTGCTGCTGCAATTAACCCGTACTTTAAAAATTTAAGTCGCTTAAGAAAAGTTTTAGCAAAAGATTTTGTGGATAATTTTAATTACGTTTATTCTGAGATGGATAGAGTTATCCGAGTGAAAGAAGAAGGCAAGTTTAACGAAACAATTATGAATCTAAGCGTAGGGGCGCAAGTGTTTAACGACGTAAGGAACCCGTCGCTGTATGTCGAATTAGATGAAGGTGAAAGCAATATCACCCAGAAAGAAGATAATTTCAACCGTATGGTTGCAATGGCAAATCTTATTGGTTCAATCAATCCGCAACTTGTTGATATTAGAACACTCGTAGAAAGCGCACCAATCACTGGTTCAGAAAAATTTGTCGAATACATCGACCAGACCATGCAGATGCAGTCCGAAGCTGCACAACGTCAGTCAGAGCTGGATACAACTAAACAGACTCTTGACAATATGAAAACAGAACGTGGTATGGTGACAGATGAAGAAAAATTAAGATTAGATGCTCAGAAAATTGGGCAGGACAAAGCAAGACAAGGAGCTGAATAATGGCTGGGAAATATAAAAGAAAAACTCAAAAATCTGATACATCTTCAACAGAAGAACAAAAAAGAGTACGTTATGATATGGCTATTTCTCATAATACCGTATCTCATCCAATAAAAGGAAAAGGAAAAACAATAAAAAAAGGTGTTAGAAGAGGTAATTCGGCAAAAACAACAACCTATGCAAAGGTTTATAAAAAAAAGAAAAAGACCAAATGAGAAGTGAGTGAAAAACCCAAAACAGCAAGAAGTTATAGGGGGGCTGTGGTTGATGATAATGCTGTTGTTAGCATTAATCTCAAATGGTTGGGGCAGTTACTTGTTCTGGTCGGGATGCTTGTTTATGGGTATTGGCGTATTGAGTCTCGACTTGGAAACCTTGAGGAAGCGATGGTCACGGCTGATATTAAAATTGGGGACTTACTTGGTAAGCACATCGTGGAAGAGACTTTACAAAGAGAACAGTTAGAAGAAAAAGTGAATTTTTATGAGAAAGAATTCAACATTAACCCACTGAGTTGGGGTAAAAGGAAAAAGAATAAATAATGCCTTTCAATGATATTATAGATATACCTATTATTCGACCTGAAAAAGTTGTTGAAAATGATTATAATGAAAAAATTACATACACAAGGCAAGATGCTTTGAGAAATGTATACAGAGCAAAGAGAAGTAATATAATCAATAAAGGAAAGACAAATGGCAGAAAACCAAAATAGCGAAGTGCAGGTAGACCCTGCTCTTACACAAGAGCTTCAGCAACTTGAAGATAAATTTGAACCGAAGACAAATGAACAGGAAGCAACCGAGCCTTCTGTAAAACTTATTGAAAAAGACGGTGAGCTGTATATCAACAGCGAATCAGATGATGTTGTGAATGATGCAGACCCTGAAAAGGGAGAATCGAGTCAAGAATTAACACAATCGGATGAATACACCACCGATGGGAATAAACCATCACCGTTCCATGACAAATCGAAGGATGACCTTGTTGATATGGTAGTCAATGCACAAAAGATGATTGGCGACCAGTCCAGCGAAATTGGTGAACTTCGAAAGTTAACAGCTAAAGACGAAGATTTGTCTGAAGCTGAACTTTTGGAACGACTCTCTGCTAACGATGTTCAGGAAGCCCTTTCTACGGAAAAGGCTAAATTGGATGAAGTTGACCCTTATGATGCAGATGCTGTTTCCGAACAGCGTTCACTTATAAGAGAAATGGAAAACGACCTGATTAATAAACGGACGCAGGAACATCTCGAATCACGGCTGAATGGTCGTGATAATGAAGCATTTGTTTCTACAATGAAGCAACGCTTTAACGACGATGGAATTGAGGTATCTGATGATGAG